ATACCAACTGACTGTGATGAATTTTATGATGGTGAAGACATAGGTCCTGAGTATGATGGAGCTGGTTTCACTTATGAAGACCGAGTGGTCAATGGTCAATATAGAGTAATAGATGGGTCAACAAAATAAGATGATTTTGAAATACTGGGGAGGTAAAAGAGCACACTCTTGATCTCCCTACACCTGCGAGGGTACGTGTGTACACGGTATGTACATATACGGTACGGGTACGGTACGCTCCCATGTGTGCTGATATCCATATACGGTACGGCTTGATAGTCCTGTGGAATATATGCACTTTCCCATCGTAAACGATTTTTACGCGCCGATTCATATATACGTATATACCCCACAACCACACATGAATTTCCGAAATATCCCTTTTGGATACTTTTCACAAAAAACAAAAGATCCTTTTTGATAAAAGGTTTGGCCTCGACAAAATATATACGTATATTTATATATAATAAAATTAAGGTTATGAAGACATTTATCACAACTGTTTTAATGTTTGTAGCAACAATAGGATTTGCTCAAGTTGACTATATTAAAATTCTTCAAATTGATACTACATTTTATGATCCAGAAGGATTTTTTGTTAAACTAGAGGAACATTATGCTCCGTTAGGTGATATTGAAGAAATGTCTTGTATTTTAGGAAATAAGTATTATGATGTAGAAAAGATTTATATCCGATTTAAAGATAATCCAATTAGATGGGTTGTTTACACACCAGAACAAGCAGAAGAAAAATTAATTAAAAAATGATATACATACTTTTATATTTTGCTCTTTCCTTAGTTATATTCTTTGGATTTGCATTTTGGAACTATAAACAGAAAAATAGAAATCGTACTATGCCAGCAGGAGTAGCTTGGTTTGCTGCTTGTTTTTGGCCGATATTTTTACCTATAGCTACTATGATATGGATAGCTAATAAAGGTGAAGAAACATTTGATAACATTTCAGAAAACGGAATTAAAGACAATGGAAACAAATAAAGAAAAAGCACTCAATTGGGTTAATACTTTCTATAAACAAAGAGAAGAGAGTATCCATCATGATTTAACTATTGAAGTAAATAATAAAAATGTTGAATCAATTATATCCTTGGCCCAAGAGTTAGGTGATATAAAAGAGGAAAAAGCAACAGTTATAGAATATGTTCAAGATACTGAGACATTAGTTGAACTAGTTCAATTAATTATGGATGATAGTTTGTTTGAGGATGATTATAAAGAAGACTATTTAAGTTATATATTTAATGTACAAAACTAAAATTACTTTAGAGGAAGCTCTAGAAATGGAGAGTAGAGGAGAAATTACTCTTGTTTCCTCATATGAATATGATACGTTTCATCCTAATGCTCCTTCTTGGAAGCAAAACTATGAAACCCTAAGAAAAAAATTTAGAAATGTTAGTGCCGAGAAACTATTGAGTTTTCTAAGAGCAGACATTCATGTTGAAGTATCTAATAAAATAGATGATGAAACATATGAATGGTATCTTATTCGTGGTGTTCGAAATATCAATATTAAAGATCAAATTAAAAATAATATTGAGTATGTTTACATTCTTACTAACCCTGGCTACCCAGATTTAGTAAAAATAGGAATGACAGAAAGAACGGTGGTTGGAAGGGTTAAAGGAATAAACGCCACTTCTACTGTGACAGAATGGGTTCCTAAATTTGCTTTACCTGTAGAGGCAGGTACTGCTTTAAGAGTAGAACAACAATTACATAAATATTTTTCAGATCTACGTGTAAATTCAGATCAAGGAAATGAGCGTGAATTTTTTAAATTAGACCCATTAACAGCTTTTGATAGATTAAGAGAAATGGGAGCTTTGTTTCAAGTTGGTAATCCTATTGTATATTAAAATTATGAATAAAAAATATATTTTTCTAGTTATTTTAAGTGGAATATTGAATTTATCTTTGTATTCTCAGGTATATATTCCTAACTCTTTTACTCCCAATAATGACGGGATAAACGATTATATTACTGTTTTCACCAATGATACATTAGATGTATTTGAATTAACTATACATAATAGTTGGGGTGAAGTGGTATTATACACTGAGGATATAGATTTTAAATGGAGTGGTGGAGAGGATTATTATTCACCAAGTAACATTTATACTTATATTTTAAGATATAGACGTGAGGGTTATAATTTTATAAAGACCCAAAGAGGATTCATCACGTTAATACGATAAAATAATAGTCTTATTTATACTGACAATATTTATTGTCATGATAAAATTGACTGATTTATTTAATGAGATAGAATTACGTCCTGGTCAACTAGAACCTGAGGCTGTAGATGATAATTACTTATATGAATCCTTTTTTCAGGAATTCTTAGGTATAGACTTAGATGAAAGGAATTTAGATTTATCTAAACCTGTTGATAGTTCTATCTTTAGTAAAATTAAAAAATCAGTTATTGATGAGAGAGGAGGATACCAATTGGCTATCCCTTCTTCATTCTATGGTAAAACATATATTCTAAATCCTTCAGCTGATAATTTTATGGATTATATAGTTGGATATATAGAAGTTCAAAAAGTTTATTCTAACTATAAATTTACCAAAGCTTATAAAGTACAGGGTGCTCAAATATATCTTTCTTATGTTTCTACTCCTTATAGAGGAAAAGGTATTGGAGTGTTGGCTTATGAGATGATTTTGGAAGCCTATAAAAATTTATTCTCAGATGATATTTTATATGAGGGTAGTAGAAACTTATGGGTTAAGAAAATTATTCCTATGACTAAAGGAAAAGGTGGATTCTTTGGAGCCGAAGTATTTAACATGTACATTCCACTATCTACAGATGATGCTGCAGATGATGAGGTAGCTTCTAATGTGGACCGCTATTTTGCGTCTTTAAATCCTCCAGCAGAAGTAAAAAAATTAGAGTCTCTAGTAGGTAATTATGAAATAACATCTGGTGACTTATGGATCTATGAATTTAATTCTAGTGACAATGAGTTATTTGATTTAATAGATGAGTATGAAGACGATGTAGACTCGGGTATAGCGGATTTAATAGACGATAATAAAGAATATTTCGCTAACTATATTGCTTTAGGTGATGAGCCTAAAGCCGCTATTATCCGTACTAAAAACGCTGTAGTTGTACTAAATCAAACGTCTGAAGGTATTAAATCAACGCTTTTATAACTAGAACGTTGATTTTCAACATCCTAGGAAATCCTCACACCTTTTGTTTGGCTTCCGGGTAAATAGATGTTATATTTAGATATAATAATTAAAAAATACGCAATTATGACAACAGGAATTATTACAATTTTGATTTGTGTTATTCTAACAAGAATCTATAAAATCCGTAAAAATGGTGGAGTTACTGATATTGCAACAGAAGTATTCGAAGCCGGTTCACATTTTATTCTTTCGGTGATTGTTTTTGTAATAATGATGGCCTAAGGTTTGGCTCTCCAGGATAAGGATATTATATTTAGTCATAATTAAAAAACACAATAAAGGTTATGGAAACAAAAAGACGCGGAAGACCACCAGGGTCATTTAAGAAAGTAAAAGAAGTAGAAAAGCCAATGTTTGATGTATCTGGAACTCCTAAAAAAAGAGGTAGAAAAGCAATTGAGAAACTTGAATCAGCATCATTTGTAGCTGAGGTTCCTCTTGAAGGAGAAATTGAAGGTACTGCTTCTGACAAATTGAAGAATTTGGCTAAACAAGTAAAGTACATGGATTTTCTTTTAGATAAAGAACCATACAGAATTGACATTCGTTTGAAAAAAAGTGAAACAATCAGTCGTATGTGTTTTTTGATAGAAGGTTTGGCCTAATAAAAAAGAATAATTATATTTAAATAAATAATAAAGGTTATGTTAGATATTCAAAGCACAAAGTTTCTCACAGAGTCTGAGATTAAAGAAAGAGCAAAATCAATTTTCACAGATAAAGGTGCCCCAGGTACTAGTGAAAAGTATGCTCACATTTCAACCAAACAGATCATTGATGATATGAAACAGTTGGGATGGGGTGTAGTAGATGCTAAACAGGTACGCGCCCGTAAAGGTGATGGTTATCAAAAACACCTAGTAGTATTTCGTAATGTAGATCTATTCATTGAAGGTGAAGATGGTGATCATGTTTGGCCTCAAATTCTATTGACTAATAGTCATGATGGTAAAAATGCATTTACATTCACAGCTGGTTTGTTTAGAATGGTTTGTGAGAATGGACTTGTAATTTGTTCTAAGGAGTTTGAGAATTTAAAAATTCGTCACTATGGTTACGATTTTGAGGAACTACAAAAAGTAATCAATACAATGGTAGAAAATCTTCCATTAACAGTTGATTCAATGAACAAGTTCAAAACTAAGAAACTACGTAAAAAACAAATTGAAGAGTTTGCCAAAAAAGCAGCTGAGATTCGTTTTGGAGTAGAACAAGTAAAAAACATTACTATCAACTATACTGATTTGGTTACACCAACACGTACAGAAGATACAGGTGATGATTTGTGGAGTGTTTTTAATACAGTACAAGAAAAACTTACACATGGTATGTTTGAGTATGTTTCAGGTACTAAGCTTAGAAAAGCTCGTAAAATCAAGAACTTCAGACAAGACATTGATTTGAATGCAAAATTATATGATTTGGCTATGACATATGTAGTCTAATCAAAAAATAGTCATGTGGCGGAATAGTCGACGGACTTATGGATAGACGTGACCAGCAATGGTGCTAGAAATAGCGTAGAGGTTCGAATCCTCTCATGACTACTACTTACTTTAAACGGTTTTAAACCACTTTAGCGACTTTCTCAGAACTATATATACGTATATGAGAAACGCGGTTTAAAGCCGGGTTAAATAAGGAAAAAAGAAATTAAAAATAGTTTGGCTTTTTAAAATAAGGATGTTATATTAATATCATAAATAATTAGCACAAACAAAAGAAATAAAAATTTTAATATTGTGGGGTAGTAGCAGAGGCCAGCTCGCCAGGCTCATAACCTAGGAGGTCGTCGGTTCGAATCCGACCCCCGCTACAAAGTAAAAATAGAAAACAAAATGAAACAAACATTGAGACATAACAATTATCGCCCGAGCACGGCACAATCGCTTACAGCGGATGTGAAGGGATTAGGCTTTATTTGGGATGAAGCATATAAGAGGTTTGATTGAATGGAGTAAGTATATTAATACAAAACATCAAAAGAACCTCAAACAAGAAAAAGTTTGAGGTTTTTTTTCATAAAGTTTGGCCTTCTGAGAAAAAGATGTTATATTAACAATGTTAATAAGCGCCCTTAGCTCAGCGGTTAGTAGCAAATGACTCATAATCATTAGGTCACTGGTTCGAATCCAGTAGGGCGCACAAATTGATAAAGGTTATGGACACATTGACACAACAAACAACTCCTCAATTCCAACATCTTATTGGAAAGCGAATCACAGTAGTTCATCAAAATCACAAGTACATAGGTACATTAGAATTCGCAGGTGTCAATCCAATTCATGACCAATTTCAAGTAACAATAGATCGAATGCCATTATGGCCAGTAAATCCTAAGACAATTAAAGCGGTTTAAAGCCGCTTTTTTTATGCTAGTATAGCATTTCATTAAAGATAATAGCAAGTGGTTTAATCCCACTTTTAACGATATTTATATATATGGATATAAACAAAGTATTTGATTTATTTGAGGAAAAAGATTCAATTAATAATCCAACTACTAAACTGGATTTAACTGAATCACCTGTTATGTGGATAGGTATGTTTAAGAAATTAGTGATGAATTATAAAGTGTTCTCACAACAACTTATAAGTATGTTTTCCTCAGTTGAACCACCTTTAGACATTGATGATATAAAGAAAGCTAGTAGTTACATGGTGTACACTAGAGCTTTTGATTACATATCTAAACTGGATATAACAAATCCTATCCATCTTGAGTGTTTGAAAATGTATTCAGATGATAAACTAAAGCAGTCTATAAATATATCTTTACATTATTATGAGTCTTTAGAAGAGTATGAAAAATGTGCTGTTTTAAAGAAAATCCAGGATGTGATGTCCCTTTCTTAAGAATAGCTTGGCTTTATTGTTCTTCTAATGTATCGTATGGATACGAGTAAGAGTGACTATAATAAAAACGTAGTCACGTAATAACGTAGAACAAATTAATAAATCATAAATTATGAAGAACAGAAACAGTGTGTTACATGAGTTAGATAAAATTGATGGTATAACATCCCAAATGAATTTTATTCTAAAAAGAGGAGAGCCAATTGAGTCTTATTTGGCTACTATTGAAAAACTAAAGGACTCTGTGAGTCAAATTCGTTTGTACATTGAAAGTGAACCAATAAGCTACAGATAATGAAATTAACAGCTGAACAAATTTTAGAGAATTGGGAAGAATTTCTAGGTAATATTGAAACACATATTACTGGAGATAGAAAAGACCAATTACTTGAATTCTATGAAAAGCATGCAGAACGTATTATGATGATGCCTGCGTCTCATAAGAAAGAATATCATAATGCATTTCCAGGTGGTTATGTAGAACACGTTAACCGAGTAGTACAAGGAGCACTTAAGTTACATTTTGTATGGGAAGAAATGGGAGTAGATACTTCCACTTATACAGTTGAAGAATTAGTATTCTCAGCTCTAAATCATGATTTAGGAAAAATGGGTGACGAAGGAAACGAAGCTTATATTCCTCAGGATGATCAGTGGCGTAAAGAAAAACTAGGTGAAGATTACAAATTCAACGATCGTTTAGAATACATGGCCGTACCAGATAGAGGAATTCATCTTTTGATGACTCATGGTATTATGATGTCTCGTAACGAGTGGTTGGCTATTAAATTACATGATGGTTTATATGACGAAGCAAATAAATCATATTTAATGTCTTGGTCACCAGAAACTAAACCTCGTACTTCTCTAATTCACATCATCCACCAAGCAGACTTAATGTCTGCTAGAATTGAATTTGAAAGAGAATGGAATCCTAAACTTAAAAAAGGAAATATCAAAGCTCCTGTAAATACAACTGTTAAAAAAGCTGCTACTAAAACTAAAGCATTAGGTAACATCCAGAGCAATAGTTTAAAAAATATGTTAGATAACCTATGATAACATTAATAATGATATTAGGTTTAACGGTCGTGATCTTAGGATACACGACCTTTAACCTTCTTAAAAAGAATGAACGCCAAGAAGATATCTTAGCTGGATATATGGCTTACTTAAATAAAATTTCAGGTATAATTGATTTCTCAAGTAAAAAGCTTAAAGAAATAGACCATAAGGGCCATTTTGAAGCTGACGATGAAGTAGGTTTCTTCTTTCAAGAAATTAAACAAATCCAAGAAATTTTAGATGAATTTAATGTAAAGAACTTATGAGTGAAGAAGTAATAACTAAGAAACCTAAGAAAAAAGGAGTACAATACTTCACACAAGACACTGAAGATGCTATTGTACTATATAATAATACTCCAGATCCATCTGTAAGAAGTAGAATATATAGAGATAGAATACACTATCCTTTCTTTAAATTAACAGAAAATATTATCCATACTTTTAAATTTTATCATACTGAAGTAGATAATATTGAAGATTTACAACATGAAGTAATTGAATTCTTACTTAGAAAAATTCATCGTTTTGATCCTAGTAGGGGAGCAAAAGCATATTCTTATTTTGGAACAATAGCTAAACGTTATTTGATAAATGAGAATAACAAAAACTATAAAAAGAAAGTAGATAAGGCACCTGTTGACATTTTAGAAACAGATGAAAATTATAGCTATGATCTTGACGAGGTACCTTCAAGTGTTAAACTGAATAATTTTATAGATGAGTTTGTAGAACATTGTACTAACAATATTTACACTTTATTTCCTAAAAAAGATGATGCTAAAATAGCAGATGCAGTATTGGAAATATTTCGTAAAAGAGACAATATAGACATCTTCAACAAAAAAGCACTATATATTTACATTAGAGAAATTATTGACGTTAAAACCCCTAAAATCACTAAAATCTCAGATCAACTTTTTGTCATATTTAAAAAGAATTACCTTTTCTACTTAGAAAATGGATATACAAAATTCTAATATTCATATTTATAACAAATATCAATTATGAGTAATTTAGATAGTGTAGTATTTGGTGGTAAAAAATTCTCTGACATATTAGAGGAAATTTACAATAACCAAAAGAAAAAAGACAAACAAATATCAGCTTTAATAGGTGAATTAAAACCACTAGTACAAGAAATAGGTGACGCCACTTTAATTGTTCCTTTAATTAAAGAATACTTAGAAATAAGTGTTAAAAATGATGAGCAACTAATTAAAATGGCTACCATCATCCAACGTATTATAGCTAATAATTCTGAAGGTGGTAATGGAGAATTTGGTATATCTGATGAAGAAAAAGCTCAATTACTAGCAGAAATAGATAAGTTTAAAGAGGAGGACAAATAATGCCTACACCAAAATATGGTTTTAGTGCTGCTGTAAGAAACATTTCAGCTAATGAATTAGGAAGAAAAACTGTAGCTATATCTCCTAATATTATCTCTAGTAGAGTACGAGATATTATTTTAGATAATTCTCATAAAAGATTTAATGATTTTGGAGAGTGGAATGGGATAGGAACTATATTTATAGAATCTACTAAAAATCCAATATTTTCAGATCAAATACCTTTAATCCCAGCATATCCTGCTTTTCCAAATATAAAACAATATCCATTAATTAATGAGTTAGTTCCTATTATTTATTTAACAGATGTTGATGTGACTGAAAATACAACATCTGTAACCGCATATTATTTACCTCCTATAAATGTTTGGAATAGTCAAATACACAATGGTATTCCTTCATCTAATATTTTACCTGATTCACAACAAAAAGATTATCAACAAGTAGAAGCAGGTTCTGTTAGACGAATAACAGATCAAAGTACTGAAATAAATTTAGGACAAACATTTAATGAAAATAATGTTATTGATGTTCATCCTTTACTACCTTATGAAGGTGATATAATTTATGAAGGTAGATTTGGTAATTCAATTAGATTAGGTTCTACAGTTAATAATGCAAAAAT